CCTCTTCGTCTGTACTTAATATACCTTTGGGCATAAACGGGAACAGCTTCAAACTGTTCATTAGTTCTCCCAGGACTTTCGCGGCAGCCGAAGAAGATGTCAAAGTTGGGTTCTTGGAACCGTCCAAAGTACGGAGCCAAGAGAAGGTGTCGGACTGGGGCAACTGATCCTCAAACTCATCTGTTCCGGCTGCCGCAGCGGCAGCAAATGTTGATATTTCTGATGCAGCGGAAACAATCCGTGCGGAAACTAATTCTGTCATCTCATCGACGGTCACCTGTCGTTCGTTGCCGTTTTTATCCACAGCTTTAAAGCCAACTATATTATTCAAGTCCATAATGCAAATTTTAAAATTAAAACAAATACTTCACTCATGCAAAATAATTACTGTTCTCAATATAATTCGGATCATCCTCGTTGGAATATGCCTCCCTCTCAAACGATACCGTCTTATACGCCCTGCCGGCATCCTTCAACCGTACCGCCCTGACCAGCCACTCCACACCATACCAGAGATAGAATGCCAGCCCGGCCAGTACCAGCCACCAGGCGGAAAGGTCAAAACACAACAGCAAGATCCAGATAACTGTACCGATGGCAACTGCCATCTCAACCCATTGACGGGCGTGGGTACACTCATGGTTTCTCACTTTCTGAGTGATTTTCTCTTCCGGTCGCTTGCTTAAAACAAACGGACCGATTGTTATCGTATGGCAAGAACTGAACGCAAGCAGCACCTTTGCCAGAAGGTTGTTACAATATACCTTTTTCATGTTGTTCCTCCTTTTTATCTAAATAATCATTCAAAGAATCGGCCAGCAAGCCGGACAACATAGGGGTAGAACGTCTTATGATATCCACCTCCTCTTCGTCAAGTTCCACACCATCTACAGTCGACTTGAAGATTTTCTCCGCAAGGAGATGCGCCTTCAAGCCCGCTACGTTCTTATATATCCAGTCACCGAAGGCCTCAGTGATGTTACTGGCTATAAGCTTTTCTTTTTTAATCCCATCATAAATAGGGAATTGTGCAAAATTTATTCTCATACTTTATATTTAAATTATCCGCAATAAAACATAACCCAATAATTACCCATACACTTAATGAAGCCGGATGCAAAATCCAAATCAATATAAGACACCTCCTGTCCTCCGGGAGCAGGCAGGATCCGTCCTCCTGTCAATCTTACTCCGCCGCTCATACGTTTGAAGTATATAGTATGTCCCGGAACATCCGGAGGAAGTGTCACTTCTATATTGCCCGTATTAATAAACATCACATTATCATCATTGTTATTCAGGGGAGTGCTGACGGATATGTTCCTCCAGTTGCCAACTATGCCACGAAGAGAAACATAGCTGTCATTGTTCGGATGAAGGAAAATGTTACCTCCCTCCACGAATAGAGGAATGCTTGGAGTCTTGATGTGCATCCCGATCATGACATTTGGACTCTGTATGTCAATTCCAGCATCATACTTAATCCCTTCAATGGTGACAAACTGCGTGTTTCCCCCGATTCTTACGTTTGCAAATGTCCTTTCGTTATAAAACTCAATTTGTCCGGCAGACAGATTGAAACCGACGTATTTATTTGTTTCATTTTCATAAAGGATCTTTGAGGACAACATCCCCGAAGCGATGGAGAACGGACCGATACGTCCTCCTTCTATGTCCATATTAATGCCATGAATATAACCGGATTCGGAATTCAGTATCAGGTTGGGCACACCATTGGTTGACTTCTGTGATTTTATATCTCCAAAAGGTATGCCGTTGGCATCCATTCCTTTATATGTGAACATGAATCCGCATATATTGGCTCCTGTAGCAAACAGGGTGTCAGTGGCGATATTAACAAACTTCTGCATGGCTTCCCAATTGGAATCCCCGTTGACAGATGTAGGGGCGGCGGTTACACTGGCACCATAGTTCCGCACAAGGAAATTATAATACACGCCATTGAACTTGTAGATGATCTTGTCACGATAGCTGGCGTTCCATACATAGCTAGTACCAGATTGGAATACTCCCATATCTCTTGGAGAAGCCCCTGTCGCTCCAGTTGCTCCTATGGCGCCATCATTTGCAACACCCACCCCTTTTTCAGCGACAAAATTATTATTCCATGCGTTCGCGTCCGATGCGGATTGATAAGCCCGGACGGCAAACTGGGTGTATCCGGCTGTCGCTGGAACGGATATCTGATTGCTTAGGGTAGCACCTACATGAGCCAGCCAGCTTCCGTTATACTTACGGGCTGCCAGATAAAGCGTGCTGCACGTGCTTACATTGCCTGCCACATTCTGTTTGCAAGTGACAAGGAATCCAGACGGGGATGGCGTGCCCGTACTGGTGAAGTTGATCACGCTGACAGGACTGTCCAGCCAGTAGGATGCCGACGGTCCGACGGGGGCAACCATCTCCTGCCAGTCTGCATGTACCGTCCGGTTCGCAGATCTGCCGGCGAGGATATATCCGCCATCCTTTTTGCGACGATAACTGCCATTCTTGAACCTTGCGATCCTGATGGGAGGATTGGATGTTTTCACCTTGCTTAAGTAAGATCCTCCGGCAAACGATACTGTGCTGTTTTTCGCATACGGAGTGTTGGCGGACTCCCAATGACCTGCGGCTGTGATGCTCTCACCGTCAGCACCATCCTTTCCGTCAGAAAGCATGGGAACGGTTTCAACATCCACTATCTGGTCATTCACGTAAAAGATAAACTTCAATGTCTTCGTAAAGTTTCCGCTTGATATGGCTGTATTGTTGTTTATGGTAGTTTCTGTTCCACCGTCTATGCTGTATTTCAATGTACCGTCCGTTGTGGTGGATATCACGCCTCCCACTGACTTTTGCCTGTAACATGATACGGAAGACACGCTGTAGTTCCCATTCTTGTCCTTGCTTACAGAAGTGGCAGAAACGATTATACTGTATAGCACGGCATCTGAACCGTCCGCACCTCCACGGACCCCGGCTACAGTGAATGACAGATCACGGGAATACTGCTGCCCGTTCTTTGTAGCCCTGATTGTGATCTTCACCGTGTTTGTCGCAGCAAGAGTAGCTCCGGCAGATACCGATATTGTCACCACTCCCGTATTCTTGTCTGTCGCACACAGAAGATTTGTGTCAGGTGTACAGGTGATGCTGTCAAGCGTGAGCTTTTCCGTTCCATACCACATACTGACAGTTGTATTCCAAGTCTGTGAGGATACGACCTTTCCGTCCGAAGTAAGGGCTGCATTGACCATCTCGTTATCGAAGTCCGCCATGATGGCATTCTCTCCGTCCTTACTCCAGCGATGCACCACGGCAGGATCACTGAACTCAGACCATACGCCGTTTTCCTTAAAACGTGTACAACCCCATTCAACCTGATGGTCTATGTCCGTACCAAGATAATTATCCGTCCAGCCTTCCGGAACATAACCATCTTTCTGCTGACTGTCCGGCTTTTCAGGGGTGTTATCTATGATATTGCCTCTTGTGTATATATACTCATAGCCCTTACCGTCTTTCCCGTCCGATATCATAAGCTGCCATCTTCCGTCCTGATAGATGTAGGTGGCGCGGTCAGTTGTGTTACGGTATGAATCACCGTTTTTCGGGTTGGCTGGAACCGTGGCAAATTCACCAAGGAAAGTGATGCTCTCGCCTTTCAGTTCACGCCCGTCAAGAAGCATGTCCCAGTCTTCGTTAACCTCCCAGTCGGCAGGTTTCCCAGCAAGATAATAACCACCGTCCTTCTTTCTTAAGAAATTGCCGCCTTTGACACGCAATATTCTGATGGGAGGATTGGATGTTTCCACCTTAGATATAAAGACACAGTTGGCAAGAGTGACCATGGTATTGACCTCGTATGGGGTCTTAGAGGATTCCCAATGACCGCCACCTATTACAGACAAACCGTCAGCACCGTCCTTTCCCGGCGTTCCGGGAACACCTTGCGGACCTGTCGCTCCGTCCGCTCCTTTGTCCACTTGTTTCAGCCATGCCGGGTTATCATCTGATGGCTCGGTTGTCGTTCCGTTATCATCAACACACAACCACAAAGCCCCGTTATGTGACACCCGGTCATAGTAGGCGTACTTACCTGCAACCCATTCACCCTTGTCCAAGGGTACACGAACCTTGTTCCCCGTTATCTCATCTATCTGAAAGATAAGCCCAGTCATGATAATGTTTTGAAGAACGGCTGAGTAATTGTCCGCATTAATACCGGCTACAGTCATGCCTTTTTTCTTGCCGAACCACGCAGGCATCTGCGCCGGCTCCGGGTCCCAAGTGTTGGCATTGTCAAAGAATGTAATACAGTTGTTTCCGTTGACTGAATCAATAAGTATATAAGTCTGACGTTCCGGGTCCGTAAAATTACCTGTTTGTGCCAATACCATCTGCTCGGCAGGTTTCCAGTCAGAATGTCCCGGACGGGGAATGACAGTAAATTTCTTGGCGGTATAATCTGCGGCAGTCACCCGGAATTTCATCTCTTCAAAGCCATTCAGCTTGCCTTCGCTATTCTTAGTCACAAAATAGGTGGTAAGGATATCATCAACAAACTGGCTCAATCCGTCCGCGTCCGTCAGATCGGGAGTGATGGTGTAGGTTCCATCGCCGTTATCCACGTATGACAATACGCTACAACCGCCACCGGGGGAGTTTACCATACGTCCTTTGAAATAGGTTGTACGGTTATAGGCTATTTCAGGGACAAACAAACGCTTACGGAAAACGCCGTTTCCCATTTCCATGTCACCCTTTTCGTCTATGTATCCACCTGATACACCAGTAACGAAATCACCGAACTTGGCATATTTATTAATCAAGACTCCGCCCAGTAAGGATAACAAGTACTTAGTGGAATCCGCCACGTCCTTCCGCAAGAATATCTCTTTCATCTTCTCCACACTGTTCTCTATCTCAATCATTACACGCAATGCGCTCATCACGTCTTCATCGGTGTAGGTAACATCCTTGTCACCCTGCTTCACAATGCGGCTTACCAAATTCCCGGATATTTTCAGACCTTTAAGAAAATTGATTATGCCTTGCGCATCATCATCGTTCAGCGCGGATAAGAACCAGTCAAGCACAGGCGTATTCTTATCCAGCGTGTATGCAGATGTGGCATGGTCAGCGTTAGTGACATCGCCCCCGCCACCACTGCCGCCACCGCCGTTCTGCTTTATCTCTTCAACCTCAATGGAGATCTTGCTAAAGTTGCTGTTGATGCGGTCTGCCGTTTCGCTCCAAGTTCCTGTTTTGTTTATTGTATTAAGTTCCATATATTCTGTTCTACTTTTACCATTCCGCATCCGGATGCACTTCAATGTTCCGTCTGTCCGTAGAAGTACACCCAAATGCAGAATGGTTCTAGGGGTAGAGGGCTGACCACACCAAGATCAGCCCTTACATCATAGTATATGCTTTATGAAATTTCAAATATTCTGAGTCATACTTTACAAATTGAATATACAGTTATCTTCAACATAACTTAATTTTGTTAGATTGTTGATTTTTGAAAAAATCCCATCCATACTCTCATAGAAATATGAATTTTTATCATCGCTGTGCAAACGATTATCCTTGATACCGTATAGCTCTGAATCTATAAACTCTATGTCTGGTGTCGTTTCGTTATCCCACAACATGGAGGATGTGGTTTCCAGCCCATTATCTACAGCAACGAATGACCTATTGAAAACAACAGATATATTGTCAGCCAATCTAAACAGAGTCGCCCCAAATTTATATACAGGAGCCTGTTTCCCTTCACTTTCCACTATAATTGTAGCGTTTTCAAAAACCACCTTTCCTGCATCTTTGTTCGCCGAGCCTTTATAAATAAGTAATGTCCCCATTCCTGTTCGACTCCTTATACGTATATTTTTTAAGACATTATAACCGATTGGTTCAGCGAATACAGGTTCATTCCAATTATTTTGCGGGGGATACAATGTTCCGAAAATACCTACTGCATGTAATCCCTGTGTACGTATGCAAATATGTCCAACCTCCTTAACTCTTATATTCCTTAAATAATTCATTTGCGCTCCATTGGCACCGACAACCACATTAACACCCTCGCAGTAGCAGTCATACAGATACATGGCATCGAAAGGCATCCCTGTTACCGAACTTGTGCCATGCCCGGCAAATGCAGTACCAAGATATTCATGTCTGCCTATGGCCTCACAACCGATAAATGCCAATAGTTCTCCATAATAATGGTAATTATAATACATGTGATGATAATACTCTCCATTTGCTCCACTTCTTGATACTGCTCTGCAATTCAGCATCATGTGAGTATGGGGAGCCGCAGACCTGTTAAACAGAAAACCATGTCTACCAAAATCCAAACTTTCTACCCCCTCATAAAATCCATTAGGAATAACAGTACCGTCTGTAGAGTCACCACCTCGAAAAACGATATTACGAATATCAGAAGCATATTGGGTGATTTGCAGTTTTTGTCCTTTTTTCCCAATCTCTGTCACTTCATGAGTTATCTCCACTATTTTTCCTGCAATATCGGTTGTTGATAAATATATATAATAATCCCCCTCCCCCCATGACTCTGAATCGTATCCGCTGAACCAATAGGAGCTACCCGGATTGTTTTCTAGCCAGTCCATGGCATCCGAACTGGACTTTTTCTGTGCGTCAAGCCACCATCCATTTCTTTTCCCGTCTAAAAATACCTGACAAACAAATCTGGCCTTGCTGCCCGAACCATAGTGATGCTTTAGAACATAAATGTTACTATAGCCGCGCAGTTTGTATAATTTATCCAAAGACTCAATGTCATTAACAGAGCTAATCTCTGATATAGATACGGTCGGTATTGTCTGCAAATTCAAAAACAAAGGTTTATCCTTGGACATGTCGCCATAACAATCCACTCTGATTCCTTCTTTAGACAAGACTTGTACCTCTGTATTAAATATACTTCCTCGTTCAATAAGGACCGTGTCCCCATCGGTCATCAGTTCATCGGCTTTATTCAAAGTCTTCAACGGAGTTGAGTCAGACAAACCATCATTGGTATCCAAGCCATTGACTGTACTTACATAATAGGTCTTAGATAATGATGTTACGTATTTTTTTCTTTGATTATCCCTTAAGTAAAAAAATAAAGTCAATAAATCATCTTTTGCCATAAATGATCCGGCAGGATTAGTGCTCAAATTCATTAATGGCATAAACATTGAAGGATAACTGGTCAAATCCCCTACCAGAACATTCTCAGATGCATCCGATGGGGACAAGTCCGTATCATCATTTTTAGCGATCATCAATCTGCAATATTGGGTTTTTGTGGGAATGGTAGTATATACAGTATTCCAATTACCATCTTTTGAATTGAAAGACTCACCGGCAGGGTCATTATAAAACATGACATATATTCTATAACCGGGCTTGATAATGATATCAGTTCCTGTATTAATTATCTTGGTATAGACTCTATTGGTCCCACCTGGTTGTAGTATACCGCTTTGCGAATTGATACTCCCTTGTACGCACAATAGATCCTGTTTTTCCATATAATTGCCACCCTTAATCTCGGTTAGGTTGCGTTCCATTTCATTACTCAAATCATTGTATGATTGTGCAATTTGTTTTGTTTCATCAGTTATCTGTTCAACCGTTTTATTGAACATGTTGATATCTGGGCATAACGCCTCATTTTGATATAATTTACTTATAGTAACCCGTTTCCCTGATTCTATATCTATAGTGGCTTCTTTAATCAAAGAAACCATGATACGAAATTTCTTATAAGATGTTGATGTTGTGCTTTTATCAGTTTTCCAATTGCTATCTTTAGCAGCAAAAGACCCATTTTCATTGTAATAAATTATATAATATCTATATCCACTTTCTATTGAAATGTCAACACCTGTATTTATAAGATCTGAATGTATTCTTGTTTTGCCTCCCTCTTCAATAGCGCCAGTCGTAGTGGATATGCCACCTTGTCCCCATGATGTTACATACGTTTCGTTAAAATCGGACCCTACAATTTTAGCTATTGTTTTATCTGTTATCTGGTCAATCGTATTATAAATACCTTCTGTCTTGTTTTTAATAGAAGTTAATCCAATGTCTAAATCAGATATTTCCGTAGTCAAGCTCTTACGCGTCTTTGGATTGACCACCGCATCATAGATAGTAGCCGGGTAAATGGTTTGTCCGCCCTTCGTCAGTTTATGCATTTTTACCATAATATCTCCTGTTTTAGCCTAAGTTCCGCCGGAACTTGGACTGTTGTTATTTTATGTAATTATTGATTAACTCTTAAAATCACTCAGCACATCATCATACTCCTGATCTGACAGAGATACGCTCTGCACCGCATTGTATGCGGCATAATCCGGATAGGGAATGATCTCCGCTGTGCTCTCAT